CACAGCTTGCTCTCTTCGAGGAAATAGTCAATAATGACTACGTCCCCCATCCCATTAGGGCCTCACACCTGTGAGGTCCTCGATGGGCACCCTTGCACGCTTAAACTTCGGCGTGCCTCCAACCACTACTCCCGACGAGAAATCCACGTAGGATTCTCGCCTGGACAACTCGTGTTCCGCACCAAACTTGGTGAAGAACTCAAGAAGAGCGGCCGGAGTGTTTGATTTTGTGACGATCGACTTTGCCGAAATCGACAAAGCTACCGTCGTCCACTTTTGGGTATCGTCGTTCCAAAAACTATTCGAAACGATGGGCCCACTAGCGGATTTAAAACCAAACGCCCCAGAGTGTATACCAATCACCGGAATAGTATCCCGGTGACCAACCGTCGCTTGTATCCAAGAGGCAGCGTGCCACCAACCCTTCATATAGAAGTTGTTGCTGACCGCCACGTTGGACAAAACGCTCTGGGGATCGGTCCTCATTGCTACGCATGAAACGTGGGGAGGCGTCACATCGTGACCCATCCACGCGTCCACACCGCAACTCTCGCGAAAGTTTCCTTCCGCAAATGTTTTGGTAGGATTCACGCGGAGCCCAAGGAGGTGAAGAATCTCCTTGGTTTTCGGTTCCCATAGTACGGGGATAATGATATCATCCCCGAACACGCGGACCTGCCTGGCCAGACTTCGTATACTCTCCCGAGGGTTGAGGAACTTCCCCACCCCAAGGCAAAGTGTTGCGAAGACTATACTCTGAACAGGAAAGGTAAGTGCGGAACCTTGAGTGCTAAACTTGCGAAGTTTGTGCAAGCTAGGCATCAAGCGGTCGACTTTGTTGAGAATAAACCGTGTTCGGCAAGCAGCCATCGCACGTAAGAGGGAAATGTTCCCTCGAAACATGCGCTGGACTAACTGCGTACTTAGTCTATCCGACGCGGACTTTAAGTCCATCGTACAGAGAAGACCAGTCTTAGAGGCTTGGAGAGCTAGCATTCCGCTAGCATCCTGATCCCGAAAGGAAACAGAATGCCTAAGAATGCTGCGATCCCTAGTCGTGTACGCGTGAAGAAAACGCGCGATACCTTGCTGAATCCATTGGTTACAGGTGGGCTCAGCGGCGATGAGCCGCGGACCCGTCTGCACCTTTGGAACAGCATACAGAACAGAACACCTCTCTTCAGAGCGTGTCCCGACTGTCGGCCTGTCTTTCGACATTCCGAGGTCGAGGGGAGGCTGGTAGCAACTGTTTGTTGCCCCAACTGGAACCTCGTTCACGACGCCTTCGTCCCAGAATGGGACTGAAGGGTAATCATCGAAACCATCCCAGAGCGCCGGCGTTGAGCCGCACGATGAGAATGGAAAGATGGCCTCTAATCTCGGATTCCAAGTCGGAAAGGCATACTTATAGTCCTTCCCGACCCGAAGATCTGAGACTGCACCAGGTCCGTGCCTAAACTCCAAGGATTCGGGCTCTAAAAGGCCCATATCCCCGGAGACACGGTCTGCCACTCGTTGACATACCATGAGCAGAGAAAGCTGTTCACCGGGCTCTCTATGAGACACCTGGTATAGATCTGAAGGAAGAGTGTGATAATCGATAAGAGAACCACAGTCGCTCCGACAAAGATCAATAGCGTCACCGTCCCATATCGGGTTGGGCGGCGCAATTTCAGCTTCAACATCGTAAAACTCCTTTACTGTCTCGTAGAGATAGCGAGGAGCCGGTTCCGACTTAAGTGACTTTCCGACCTGGAGTAATCCATGAAGGAAAGCCACGACATTCGGATCGATGTCCTGCTTTAGACAACCGTCATCGCTGAAAAGCCGAGACCATAGCCCCCAGAAAAGTCTAGGGATTTTGGAGCCAGGGTAGCGAGAACCAGAGTGGTTCAAGCCAGCCAGGTCGAGTCGGCCGGAAGCTAGAGATCGGCATAGTGCCTTATCTAGCTTAGGGAGGTCAATCGTAAAGACTGATTGGCCTCTGTCAGCAATTAGTCGGGTGATCCGCGACACGTCGCGTAACCACTCAACATGGTCGATAGGGAAATACACCGCGACATCTTTCAACATCGCGGTGGAGAGACCTACGAAGTCGTAATCCGAGCCTTTAGTCATTCAACTTCCTTTAAGTTGGGTAGACCTCGGGATCGCAGACTACATTACTGTAGTTCCCCTTCTGGTGTGACTACTGGGCTAGTTAACCCAGTTCACCAGAGCACCGACGTTCCCGCTGACCTTAAGAAAGTCAGCGAGAGCAACGGTAAGATACGGCGCGCTTGTTCCGAGATCAGTAGCCCCGTTGGTAATAACCACCGAGGCCTTGGTCTCAGTATCGGCAACGTCCGGATCTCCGGAAAACACGACATGCGTCAACTCGACGTTATGTCGGTCATTAAACACACCGTTAACTGGCTTGTTCGTGGAGTGGCGGATCTTAAGATCCAACCTCCGCGTAGAGTCGGCAAAACGGTAGTGTGAACCGTAGCCATCTTGATTGATCTTAACGCAGTCATAAGTGACCGCGTTAATAGTGATCGTGATGGGGGATGCGATCGTCATTACTTCTTCTCCATGGCGTAACGGGCTAGTCTAGCCCAACTCCTGCTTCAGAATCTCTGAATAGCAAGAGCCGCCATGATCGACAGCTGCTTGCCCGAAATAAAGGGCAGGTGGAAGGACGGCAGTGTGGGTAACACAGTTGGAGTGCGAATGCGAAGCATTCGCATAGGATTCTTGGTCTGCAGTTTAAAGTCTGCTTTCCAAGGATTATGCGTCCACTTAGAATTAGTGGGCACAATCTCCAGCTTTGTCATGATGTTTATATGCTCGATGGACACAGGGACTTCGTTGAGGTTTGCGGCAATATGATCGCCGACATTCCCAAACCAGTCAATGAGCCACGACCAAGGCATAGCTTCCCAAAGGGTAGCTGGCCGAACGCTGAACCCGGCAACAAGTCGCCGGGCATATGCGATCTTCTCATCATTTCCCCGAAAGCGAGGTAGCGTGGTAGGCACATAACGAACCGTGCCCCACTTCTTGTAATGGGTTGTAAAGCCCACTTCAATAGTTGCCTCGCCTCCATAGACGGGTCCAACGTAGTATCCCCTAGGGGACATTTCGCCATAACCGTCAAACACTGTAAGCTTACGATGTAGTCCACCCTCGGAATACAATCGATCCAGCTCGTTGATACGTTGATCAACGTTGGCCATAAAATCGAACATCCGAGTAAGGTCCTTGACTAGTGGAGACCAGCCGAATTGGTAGGCCAAGAAGTCACTTGAGCCCTCTTTCAGGGAATACTTTATACCCTGAGCTTGGAACTCTTGTACCTTCTTGATCACTTCTCCGACTCGCTTCACCATTCTTGGTATATCTTTAAGTTCGTACACAAATAGCGGCAGGTTTGCACCTGGCCGGCTCGGATTAGTCTGAGCTACGAGCTTAGTGGCTACTTCACCATCTGTAGGGACACCTGGGGGTTCAACAAAATCCCAGTTGAAAAAGAAGGCAGTTTCGGCCCAACTCTCGCAAGAGAAGAAGGGACTAACCTGCCCGCTCGTGTATCCGAATATATAACCGACGTCTCCTATGTACAGCACATTGGAGTCATGGGGATAACCCACAACGTCAAACATGCCACGAGCAAAAGTAGGAATGTCGCCCTGATCATAATCGACCAGGCCACCGGTAAGAGCAAAAGCCTTACCTTTGGAATACGGCTCTCCATACTTTTCCCGATATCGGTTATACACCAACATATGGTTTAGCTAGTCCTGAGTGGAGACAGCACAATGCTGCGGATCAATTCCGGTGGGCCCATTAGGG